AAATGCTGAATTGTTTGGATTGTCGAATACTTTCACGACGTCGCGTACAATCATAGTATCACCGTTTGTCCCAACTGTTAAGTCATAACGGTTATCTTTTGTTTTAAATTTCACTTTTGTAAGTTGACCTTTGATTAGATTCTTAGGAATCTCAATGAGGTTTGATAACCCTCCCATAACTTCGTATGGCTTGTCTCCAAGCATACCAACCAAGATTGTCCACTTTTCACCTTTAATAGTCGTATGGTGAATCTCACATTCTAAGATTTCCGGTCGATTGGGCGCAACCGATGATGAGAACTTTTCATCTGTTTTTTCATCGTTAGTTACCAAAACTCCAGTTCGAGATCCGTCAACATAGACCGTAATACCTTTTAGTCCCAGCTTCCAGCCTAAAAGATATAATGCAGCAACAGTTTCCGGCTTAGTGTCCTTTGGAAGATTGATTGTCGAACTAATCGAGTGATCAATACTTTTTTGAATCACTGATTGAATCTCGACTCTCCTCTTCCAGTCAATTTGGTCACTAGTTGTAAAGAACTCCGGAAGCGCATCTTCGGTCGATGTCCGGGTTGCCCCTATGGTGTTCAACCACTCCTGCACGTTGTGGTGAAAGACTTTATATTCAAGCCATCGGTCGCCAAGCTCATCAACGAAGTCTGCTTCAATGTTGGCCTCATCGTGAGAAAGCTTTCTACGTCGAACATAGCTATTTCGGAAAACAGGCTCTAAGCCAGAACTTGTTTGAGACATGATAGAAACGGAACCGGTTGGTGCGTTTGTCAAAATCGAAATGTTACGTCTTCCAAATCTGGAAATTTTCTCCTGCAAAATTTTTGGGAGATTCGCAATAAACAAGTTGCTTTTCTCTGTGTACCAGTCGAAGATCGGAAATGACCCTCGTTCCTGCGCCATCTCAACAGACTCTGTGTAAGCTCCGTTACGTAGGGTCGTATAGATCTTGTCGATAACTTTGAGTGCTTCATCTGAATCATAAGCTATGTTAAGGTTAGCCAATGCGTCGGCAAGGCCGTGGGTTCCGAGACCAGTACGACGACCGGTCTTACAAGCGTGCAAAAGCTTTTTCCACATAGCTTTCTCGTCTTTTGTGTCGCAATGGGCAACAATACTTTCAAGTTTCTCAACCTCAAGCTCTACAAGGTCGTCAGATAGACGTTGGCCCGCAGAGACAACTTCAGCGAAATGCTTGTAATCAAAGGTTGCTTTGCTAGTAAACCGATTCTTAACAAAATTCTTAAGATTAATCGATATAAGACGACAAGAGTCATTTGCGGAGAGTGGTAATTCTCCACAAGGATTTGTAGTGACAGTTTTAAAGCCTTGGTCAGCATACTCATGGGCCGGAAGGTAGTTGATGATATTATCCCACATCATCAGTCCCGGTTCTGCTGTTTTGGTAGCAGACTGAATAATCTTATCCCAAAGATCGACAGCATTAACATCTTTCGTGTGCGTTGGGTTATCAGAGCCAATTGGAAACTGCAAAGTGAATGTTTCGTTGTTCTCAACTGCATGCATAAAATCATCATTGATTTTTACAGAGACATTAGCTCCTGTAACCTTGGTCAAATCGTGCTTCATTGTAACAAACTGCTCAACATCCGGATGTCGAATATCCATCGTGATCATAAGAGCACCACGACGGCCATTCTGACCAATCATACGACAAACATAAGAGTAGAAGTCGGCAAAAGACCAAGCTCCCGTAGTGGTTCCGGCTGAATTATTAACTTCTGCTCCATCGGGGCGTAAGTCTGAGATGTCTAAACCAACACCACAACGACGTTTAAACAAGTTCGCCAGTTGCTTTCCTGAATCCATGATAGAGGAGACATTATCCTGTGGCGAGTCTACAACCACGCAGTTCGAGAGCGAAACTTTAACATTGTTATTTCCGATTCCCATCATCGGGGAACCTTGCGGGACAATGTAATCAAAGTTTTTTAGATAGTCATAAATCTGTTCTTCTGTTAGGGCACGGTCTCCTCCGAACTTCTCTTCCATCCTCGCAAATTCTTTAGCAAGCCTCTTGTGCATATCATCTGGTGTCTTTTCTAATAATTTGCCATTTTTCTTCTTAAGTGCATATTTGGATATCCAAACGTTTGTAGCGAGTTCATCGCCTTTAAAATATTCTAATGTCGCTTTCTCTACTTCTTGCTTTGTGTATGTCATTGTTTGCTCCTAAATTTCTTATACTTATCAGCTAATAAATCTTTCTGCTCCTTCGCAGTTTTCACGACCACAGATTGGATCGTGTTGTCAGTTCCCGGTTCTAGAACCTTGAGTTGTACATTCGACGTGTCTATCTTCATCGGAAACACCAAACCATCAGGACCATTCCTGTTTTTTGCTACAAACATTCTTCCTTCGTTATCTATTTTATCCTCCACTGTGCGCGATATTGTGCAGATAAAATCTGCAACAAAACATTTGTTAAACGCCTCAGATATTGACTCCATTGTAATAACCTCCGCGTTCAAACCAGATCTGTTTGTTTGAGAAGCTGTCCACAGCGGGCACTCATATTCTTGAGCTATCGCTCTGAGGTCTTCGTAAATAGTCTCCAGTTCGTGTCGTTTCTCTTTCCGAATAACAGAAGGTCTCAATAAATCACCGTAATCCACGATAATTGTGTCGATGGAAATGCCTCTTAGCTTAAGTTTTTCAAGGTGATTCTTGATTGTGCTGGGTGATGCAGATTTTGTTGGATATTCTTTTACAATTAAGCGACCTTTGAGATCTTTTACCTTATCGTAGATCATATCTTTGAATGCCGGCAGTTCTTTCAGCGGCACCTTTGTCATACAACTATCATATCTCGAAGCTATCACTGTTGACCCTAGTTCTAATGTATAGTGTACTACATTTTTGCCAGATTTTATAGCTTCTGCTCCCAAGTGTACAAGAGCCATGGATTTACCTGCGCCAGTGGGTGCGATAACGACCCCTAGCTCTCCTTGACCTAGGCCACCTTCGCAGATCTCATCTATATGATCCCATCCACTGGTTACTGGGTTTCTGGGCCTGTATACAAACCTCTCCTCGAAGTCTTTAAGATAATCATAACCAAAATTATTATCAGACCCCAGCTTTAAAGCATTGTTGATCTCTTCCGCAATCTCATCGAAGGAAGAGTTCTGCAAAAGCTTGACAGACTTAATCATTGCCTCTTTTAATTTCTGTTTCTTGCAGAAATCTAGGGCAGTTTTCTTAATATACGCTTCACCGTCGACGCCCATATCAGACTTGTGAATTCTTGCAAAGAAATCTCTTACCTGAAGTTTTGTTGCTTCATTCTCGTCGTCTAAGTTGGCACGAAGGAGAGTCATCATCGTTCCACGGGATGGATGCGTCTCATACTCTTGTTTATATTCTACGATCTGGTGTACAAACGCTCGTAGGTGTTTAAGCTCCAAAAACTCAATATCGAAAACTTCTATTAACTGGTCACAGAAAGATCGATCTTGCAGCATAAGCTGACAAAGACTCTCTTGAAATTTTCTGCCGTATTTTGAAAAGCTAGCCTTATTATCATTCATTAGTAGCACTCTGCTCCAACAAAGTCCCACCAGCAACTCTGAAAATCAGAATACTCACACCATGTCTCTTCACAATACCAACCGTCATAATTATAATAAGACCACACACAACACTGATCTGGAAAACAGTAATCGGGGGATCCCAAATCCATATAAATATCTTCAACGTAGTCACAAGCCGGACTCATTAAGTACGGACCTGATGGCCTTGGAAGGCCAGTGTCTACGGCAAAGCAGCCCGACAAAAACAACGCTGTTAAAAACAAAAACTTTTTCATCTCTTTCTCCTGTTATTACTCTACTAAATTTTAGAGCTTTTGTCAAGCGTTATCTGCAACAATTCTTTTCATTGTCGCAAATAAGTCTGTCCAGTTGAAAACGCCGAAGCCATCTTCATTCATCATCTTCATAACTTCAGTTTTATTAAACTGTTGTTCGGCCTCCTCTATCGCATAACAGATCTTGTTCTTTCCTTGAACAGAGATGCTTGGAGAGTATAACTGCATTATCTTATAATTCTCTTCGATCACTTCCTTGTTTTCTAACACACCTGTGAATATTTTCAGATTGCTATCGAGGCTCTCGCAGTAATCAAAAAGTGTTTTCAAATCACAAGTCTTCTCTTCTGCTAAAAATGGAAATCTTTTAGCGATAGATTTGAGCCCTGCTCCCGGTACACCGGGAAGGTTATCGCTCTTATCGCCGG